ATCCAGATCNGGNATNNNANTTCCCTCTTGTGTCAAGTAGTTGACAACATTTTCTTAAGCTTTTTTCTTCCCTTCCATTATACCAGCTTTTGACAGATAATCTATCAAAAGCTGATACAATCTTACTTCCTTAGTTGCTTCTGTTTGAGAACTTCCATCTTAATTCTATGGTCTTGTCTGCATAAACCACTATCTTTTCAAGCAGTGCCTCCAGTAACTCATCCGTAATCTCTGTCACTTCCGAATTATCCTCTAAAAACTTTAATCCACTGTTATCCGATGGTTTCTGATTCTCCAATACAAATACCGCTTCCTTCTGCGCTTCAATCTTCTCCTTAATACCGGAGATCATCACTTCATAGGATTCCTTCTGCATCAGATAGGTTTCCTTGTCTGTAATACCTTTAGCATAGGATTCGTAAGCAGTACAAAGTTCCAGTTCTAATCTTCTAAGTGTGTCTTCCGCCATATTAAGGCGTTGCTTTGCTCCACGAATACGCTCATTCTGCTGTTCCTTTTCCTTATCTAACAGAATCTTAAGCTTTGCAAGCCCGGATACGTGTCTGGACAGCTCACCTATTATGATGGTATCAAGGTCTGTCACAAGAATCCGGTGGGCACAGTTGTTTTTCTTTCTGTAATTCACATTACATTGGAAAAGCATTTTGCCTACCCTGTCCTTCTTATAAACCATATTTCTGCCACAACAGTCACAGACAACTCTTCCAGTATAGACAGATGCTCTTCTGCCGGCTGGCGTAAACAGTGCCGGAACCGATCCTTTCATGGACTGTACCTGCTCATATTCCTCTATTGTAACAATGGCTTCATGGTGGTTTGGAATACGCTTCCATTCATTAGAAGGCAACAACCGCTTCTGCTTGGATCCGACCGCCTTTACACGATACTTCCCATAAACAAAGGTGCCCGTATACATTTCATTATTCAAAATGGAACTTACCTTATAATCAGTCCACAAAGGCTCACCCTTGGTATAAAAAGTCCCATACAGCCCTTTCCTCTCAAGATATTTTGCAGGAGTATCTATTCTCTCCCCATTCAGGGTACGGACTATCTCTGCAATCTTTGCACCACCGATACGTAAATCGAATATCCTGCGGACTATCTCTGCCGCTTCCTCATCCACTTCAATTTTATAGATACTTTCCTCTGACTTGCGATACCCGAAGGGAGCACACACACCGATAAACATCCCATTACCCTTTCTGGCATCTAATGCCGTAATTATCTTATCGGACAAATCCTTGCTGTAAAAGTCGTATAAAAGGGATTTAAACTGCACATCAATATCTGCAATGCCACCGATATACTCATTGCTGTCATAATTATCATTGATGGCAATGAAGCGGATTCCCATAAACGGAAATATCTGTTCCACATACTTCCCTGTTTCCAGATAATTTCTTGCAAATCGTGACATATCCTTTACTATAATGCAATCCACCTTCTGCTCCTTTACCAGCTCCAATAACTCCTGCATGGCAGGTCTGTCCATGTTTGTGCCGGAGTATCCGTCATCACACTTTTCTATCAAATGCATGGTGCGCAAGTCCTCGTGAGAACTGATATATTCCCGAATAATTCTGCGCTGGTTGGTAATGCTGTTACTCTCATCCGCATTTACATCATTCTCTATGGACAGTCTTAAGTACATTATCAGATTAGCCATTTTCCTTTCTCCTTCCCTCGTTCCACCTTGTTTTCTTTGGTGCAATAAACGAATCCGTGTAATTTGCATCATCTCCCTTATGGAAACGATACTTTATCTCCATACATCTGTCCTCATTCAGTACAATCTCTGAAATCAGAATCTTTACAAGCTCTGCTGTCAGAACGGACGCATCTTTTACGGATAAAAGAGCATTTACAAACTGCTTCTGTTCCTTTTTCTTCCGTATAAATGCTTTGTAATCCTTTTCAGCCTGCAAAAGTTTTTCCTCAAGTTGCTTTACCGTTTCCTCCTGCTTTTGATTGGCAAATAGCAACTCTTCCCTTGTAATATCACCTTTTACATAACTGCCATAATGAAGACTTCCTTCATATTCCAGACGCTCCTTTTGCTTCTGTAAGTCTGTAATCGCCGCCTGCATTTTATCTTCAACAGGCTGTGCCTGACTCTCCAAAGTTGCAAGAAGCTTCTTTTTATCCGGTGCCAACTCACCCATAAGCTTTTTTACCGATTTGAACACTAGTAAATCCAGCTGTTCCTCTGAAATCAAAATCTTATCCCCACGCTCCTCCATAGGAAAGCTGTTATGCCTGCACCGGTAATAATATTTCCTTACGTCTCCCTGCTCTGTATGAGCAATGGAAGATTCCCTGTGAATAAAATCCCCACAGACCGGACATTTCAAAATGCCCTTATACTTATCCTCCGTGGCTGGTAAATCCTCGCGGAACGTACAGGACATCTTATCCCTTCGTTTCTCCACAATACTTCTGACTTCCATAAATAATTCTTTTGAAACAATCGGCTCGTGTGCATCTTCGTGGATAATCCAGTCCGCTTTATCTATGCGGTGCTTCTTTTCACCCGTGCAAAGGTTCGTCTTTGTCTTACCCTGATAAAGTGTACCGATATAGACTTCATTTGATAAAATCTTTGAAATGGTTCCATGTTGCCATTCACAGAAAGGCTCGTCCTTTCCGACATACACAAGCTGTGTGGTTCTGTAGCCTTCCGGTGTTCTGACACCATCACGAGTTAACTCTCCAGCTATGGTTCTTAAACTCATACCATCCTTTGCCATCTGAAATATTCTTCTGACAATCTCTGCCGCAGGCTCATCAATCACAAGCTGGTATCCATTATCATTCTTCACTCTGTCATAACCATAAGGAGCATTTCCCAATACACTTCCTCTCTCCATACAGTTCTCAAAAGCTGTAGTAATACGCTTGGACACATCCTTAGCATACATGTCATTCACAAGGTTCATAAGAGAAATCCCAAGTCCCTTGTTTCCATTACAGTCCTCCACAGTATCGAAATGGTCATTTACAGAAATAAATCTCACACCTAAGAAGGGCAGAATTGCTTCAATATAATTACCTGTTTCCAGATAATCACGACCAAATCTGGACAAATCCTTTACAATAATGCAGTTAATTCTCCCTGCTTTCACATCATCCATCATCCGTACAAAATCAGGTCTGGTAAAAGTGGTTCCTGACACGCCCCTGTCAAAATATTTCTGATACTGTGACAGCTCTGGCTTATCCTTTATGAAATTCTCCATAATCATAAACTGGCTCTCTATGGAATCACTTTTCTGTCCATCCTTTTCTACGGAAAGCCTGGCATAAAGAGCCACACGATACTGCTTTCCGGTTGTTGCAGAAACCATTGTAATATTCGTATCCGTTGTACCATTACGCTCTGCGATTGCATTATATCTTTCCGGTTTTCTTGCCATTGCTACGACACCTCCTTCAAGAGTGCAGTCGTCCCGACAACAGGCTCTGCATCTGCATTCGTCGTACCTGCCTCCTCAAGCTCTCCCTTAATCAAATCTACAGCTTTCGCCATTTCATTCCGATACTTAAACACAATCTCAACTATCTTTCCCTCATACACTAAAATCTTGTCTATCAGAGAAATCAAAAGTATACGGTCCAGCTTCTCTATCACCATATTTTCCCGAAATTCATCCAGCCACTGCCCTGCTGCTATTCCGTTTTCATAAATAGATTTCACGGTTGCTTCCTGTACCTTAATCGCCTGTGCAATCTCTGCAAGCTTGTTACTGTAAATCTCACGATAGCGATTAAACTGCTCTTGCGTAATAAGTTTCTCCTGCAAATCTGCATAAAGGGATGTCTTCATGGCACTGTATTCCTGCTCCTTTTCCCGAAGCTTGGCAATCTCCTTATCACGGTTTAAGGCTTCCTCAAAATGAATCTGCTTCTCGTCCAGAATAGCCAACAGCTTCTTTGTATCCGTAAGCTGTTTCACATACTTTTTCACTTCCCCAAGCACAATCTCATTTAATACATCCACCTTAATACTGTGACGGGTACACTCCCTACCTCTGTTATACCCGGAACAAATATAATACTCATTCACGGTATCCTTATAAGTCACCTTTCTGCTGACCATTCCTCTGCCACAATCCCCGCAAAAGACAAGTCAATCCCCGCAAAAGACAAGTCCGGCATAAAGCTTCGGCTCCGTCATGGCTTTTTCTGCTCTGGTATCCCTTTTTAACAGTTCCTGCACCGCCTTAAAATCCGCTTCCGCTATGATGGGTGTATGATTATGCTCCACCCTCACCCATGCAGATTTCGACTTTTCAATGGTCTTTTTTACCTTGTAACTTACCTTTTCACGCTTCCCCTGTTCCAACACCCCGATATAAATCTCATTAGACAGTATGCGTAAAACTGCTTTCGGTGTCCACTTAGCCTCCGGATTACGCTGAAAGCTGGTCTTGTACTTGACACCGCTTGCTTTCTTATACTCCGCAGGAGAAAGAGTTCCCCTTTCATTGAGCTTCTGTGCAATGGAATTGGCACTAAGTCCCATCAGCTTCCAAGCAAAAATATCCTGCACCACCCTTGCCGCCTCTTCATCCGGCACAATTTTATTCTTATCCTGCTCATCCTTACGATACCCGTAGCAGACAAAAGCACCGATATACTCCCCATTCATCCGCTTTGCCTGCTGGTTACTGCGGGATTTTATGGAAATATCCCTGCAATAGCTTTCATTGACAAAGTTTTTCACGGGTACAATCATATATTTGTCACTACTGTTTGCCGTAAGGCTGTCATAATGGTCATTGATGGCAATGAACCTGACATTCTTCTTAGGAAAATAATTCTGGATATAATTGCCTGCACCAATAGATTCCCTTCCAAGTCTGGATAAATCCTTTACAATAATGCAGTCAATCTCTCCCCTTTCCACCATGGCAATCATTTCTTGAAAAGCAGGTCTTTCATAATCGGTTCCTGTATAACCGTCATCACAGACCTCTTTTACCAGTTCCACATCACTAAGCCCATGCACAAAGTTTTCAATCATCATACGCTGGCTTTTGATACTGTTACTTTCATCCAAGCCTCCACGTTTATCCTCATCCTCCCTTGAAAGACGAAGATAGGCACAGGCACGGTATATCTTATCATTCATACAATCAAATCCTTTCCCAGTGGCAGCAAATGTGCCACCGTTTTCCAAATTACTTAATATTTCAGCGAAGCAACCCTGTCGATATAGGCTGAAAGCAAATCCGTGATACTCTCACCGGTATCCGAAAATGTGCTGACCACCTTGTATTCTCCATACTGTGTGGTGTTCATATCCTCGGCAATCTTACAACCCTTTGTATCTTCTGTTACCTCACTGACAGCTTGTTGTTCCATCAGTTTGTCCATCTATCT